CCACACGCACACAGGCGTCCAAAGCGGAAATTCAAGCACCGGCGCCCCGCAGTAAACGAGGAAGTTAGATCATGCCGCATACAGCAAAAACAGCTCTTCTGAGTCCTCAGTCATGGGATCTTCAGCTGACAAAGGAAGGAAACATTCTCCTAACGTCCGGAGCTTTGGCTATAGCTCAGAACTTGGCTAACGAGATTCGGTTGTGGACCAACGACGCTTATTTCCAGCAGGCCAACGGCATTGCATGGAAGGAAGCCCAACTCGCCAAAAAGCTGGATTCCTCCGTCCTTGCTCAATTGATCCATGAGGCTGGGAATAGGGTTGATGGTGTGAAGTCCGTTGATTCTGTTGACATTACCGAGTTCAATGAGGAAACGAGGACACTCCACGGAGAGATCACGATAACGACAGAGCAGGACGAAACAGTTTCTTTTGTGTTCTAAAAAATTATGGCTCAAATCATTTTTAATCCTTTGGTCGGCGTTGAACTGCCCAGCACGCAAGAGATTCGTTCTGATCTCGGTTCACGTATTCAGCAGGCGTTTCAAACATCGCCCACAGATCCGCTTTTGAACATCGAGCCCAGTTCCCCGATGGGGCAGGTCCTTGATCTGATCGTGGCCGAAATCGAGGCCAAAAACTCTGAGATTCTTTTTCTGTCGAACATGGTTAATCCGGATCTCGCAACAGGAAAATTCTTAGATGCGCTGGCGGCGCTTTACGGTTTAGACCGCAAAATCTCCGAGCCCACGGTAGTCAACTGCGTTCTGACCGGCCTGAAGGGGACGGTTATTCCCTATGGTGCGATCGCTCAAGATTCTCTCGGCAACCAGTACAGACATTCGGCGGCAGCAGGCGCACGAATCGGAGACACAGGAAGTGTCACTACTACATTTACTGCAATCGAACACGGACCGTTAGAAGTAGCGGCGGGAGCAGTGAACAGGATCGTCACAACGATTGCAGGATGGGACACCATTAACAATCCGTCCGCCGGCGTCATCGGCCGAGATGAAGAGACGGACGCAGAACTTAGAAACCGAATGGTTGAAAGCTATGCTGTCAATGCCACCGGGTATGTCGAAGCGATTGAGGCAAATTTGGCCGCGTTAGAGGGCGTTCTCGATGTCAGAGTTTTAGAGAATCCGACGAATGCCGCCATCACTCAATTTGGCGTGAGCATCAATCCTCATTCCATTCTGGTCGCTATCGTTGGCGGAGAGGATGAGCAGATCGCTCAAACGATCTATCAGCGAAAGGACGCAGGGTGCGGGACTACTGGAACTTATCAGGTTTCGTACACAGATTCTAGGTTCTACAACGCCACCTACGTCTACAACATTGTCAGGCCGCAGAATCAAGCCTTGAAGGTAAAGATCGAATTCTTTGCCACTTCAATGAATCCAACCGAGAAAAACAACGTCATTCAGACTGTGATCAATGATGTTCTAGGACAGGGTGCGAATGACCGCGTTTCTTTGGCGTCGACTGTCTACGCGTCTCGGTTCTATGCCGCAATTCAGTCAGCTACAGCCGTTCCGGTTGCATCCATCCAAGTAGCTCTGGGATCCGGAGCTTTCGGATCCAGTGTCCAGATTCCTGCGAATGTGGAGCCCACGATTCAAGAGTCCGATGTCTCTCTTGTATTCCAAACAGGAGGCTAACGATGGCAGATTCTGCAACTTGGCGGAATATTCTGAGTGTTGAGGATTTCAGAAAACTCTCAAATGTCCGATCGCTTATTTCTATAGCGCTCCAGTCGCAGTATTCGCACTCAGAGCGATACAGACAATTAGGATTACTTTTCAATGCCGAAATAGACGCGTCTCCTCAACTGGACGCGTTTTTTAATTTCATATTGAACCCTGATACAGCCTCCGGGGTTTGGCTGGATTGGTGGGGGAAGCGCGTAGGCGTGAATCGTAACCTCGTTGTTGACGGTCAGGACACTCGGCTGGATGATGAGTTTTTCCGGTTCCTGATTTTTTATCGAGCCGTCGTAAACGTCTCGAACTCTACGGCTGAAACCATTAATTCTTTGCTTACTCGGTTGATAGGCCTGCCGGCATTTGTCACCGACTACCAGGATATGACGATAACGATTCGCATTGTTGGAGATCCCTCTGCTGTCCAAATCGCCATTTTGCAAAACTACGGATTGTTAAACAGGCCTGCTGGGGTTTTGGCAAATGTGGAGACGGTCGTTCCAAACAATCTGGTATTCGGATTCTTCGGATCCAATTTATTGCCCTTTAATCAAGGTGTCTTCAATCCCTCAAAGGTCATTGAGATATGAGTAATTATCCAAAGTATCAATTAAGCGCGGCTATCGCCCAGGACGGAGAAATTACCATTCCTCCGTTAACTTCAGAAGAAGCTGGTTTAGGACGACTCTCTCAGCAAATAGGTTGGGGACGAGAAAATGCTATTCCCATCGAACAAGGCGGCATTCCTCCGTTTAAATCGGACTTCAATGGCGTCTTTTTCTTGCTTTCTCAATTTTTGCTGTGGTATCAACAGGGCGGGATTATGAATTATTCCGCTCTCTTGGACTACGAAGTTGGGAACGAGGTTATGCAGAATGGGACTAAGTACCGCTGCATCCAAGCCAACGGACCATCAACCACAAAGGTGGCGCCTGGAACTAACAGAGCAGTTTGGAAAAATATCGACATTACCGTTCCAGCCGGCGCCGTAGTTCCGTTTCATAACGTGACATTAGGTGGAAGTGATGGGAGACGCCCAGTTTTTTGGGGTACTACTCAAGCCGACGAAGGTTGGATCCTTTGTGATGGCCAGAGTGACGGGAAGAATGGTGTAACTCCAAACTTGATTGGAAAATTTATAAAAGGCTCTTTACCAAAAGATTCGGGCACAACTGGCGGTGCTTCAACTATTGAGATTCCAGATTTGACCGTTAACGGCACAGTTGGTGCTACTGCGCTGACGGCCGCACAGATGCCAGCACATTCTCATTCAGGTAGCACATCTCCTGCAGGTGCTCATACCCACACAAGAGGTTCAATGAACATCACCGGACAAATTTCCGCCAACTGGTTGAGCGTGATTGGTAACGGTCCTCTTGTTTACGTAGGCGATCATCCCGGATGCTCCGATGGTCGTCAAAATGGTCGAGGTGTTTTCAATATCGATGCGTCCAGAACTTGGACGGGAGAAACATCTTCTAACGGCTCTCATCAGCATGGATTGAGTATCGGTTCTACTGGTGGAAGTCAAACGCACACGCACACCTTAACAGCTAACGCAAAGATCACAGGCGTTACCAATGAGCCGCCTTTTTACACGCTCGCTTATTTCTTGCGCTTGCCGGAGTAATTGATCATGGCAGATTCGAAATTCCAATTTCATTACACGCCGACAGGAACCGGAGTTATCAGCGGCCCCGAAGTTCTTCAGCAGACGGAAGACGCCATTAACGATGTTGGCGCGTACGCAGACCAAGCCTCTGACAATTCCGAAGAAGCTCTATCGATCGCTAAGGAAGCTCGGCAAACAGCACAGACAGCAAATTCAACTTCTTCGAATGCATTAGCGGAAGCGAATGCTGCAAATGAAAAAGTTGAGACTTTGAAGCAAGTAGTCGACGATTGGGATGCAGATATACAGACTGCTATTGCTCAATCTAAGAGTGCGGTCGATGCTTCCACGGTGGCAGTTACAACGGCGAACTCGGCACAAACTTCGGCTTCAGCGGCTCAGACTGCCGCTCAAGGTTCAGCTGCTAGTGCCCAAACAGCGGCTAACAATGCGGCCCAATCTCTGCAAACTGCTCAGGCGGCGCAACAGGCAGCAGAAACGGCCCAGAGCAATGCTGAAACCGCACAAACGGCGGCAACAACCGCCCAAACCGCCGCGCAGACTGCAGAAACGAAAGCTCTTGAGGCGGCGGCAAGTGCCTATGCTGTCAGAGTAATCAATCAAGCGCTCCAAGTTTCGGCCACTATTCAAATCTCGGATTTGAAGCCTCAAGGCAACATTAAAGCTGGTGACACCGTAGTCGGAACAGATGGAAGAATGTTCACGATTGCGTCTGTGGACACATCTGCCGGGACAGCTCTTTTATCTGCGGACTACACGGATTTAACGCCGAGTGTCTCATACGAGGCGGCTCAAGCCCTTACAGAGACGCAACAGACCACAGCACGGTCGAACATCAACTTTACAGCCGGTGCGGAATCTTGGGCTGAAACCTATTTCAATGGTCATGTCGATGACTACCTCTGCCCGATTCTCGAAGAATTGATTCTTGAAAACGGTGGTACCCAGCAAGAAATTGATGATGCCAAAAACTCTGCTGAGACAGAAACGCCATCGACAAATTAAACAATTCCGAAGGATAAACAATGAAGACCTTAGAACAAGTTAGGCAGGAAATGCTTGCCAAGGCAATGAGCCGACCGCTTGCAAAATACTCACTGAAGGACTCGGACGGAAGAATTGTTGTTTCCTCCAATGCACCGAGTCAGCACGCGTTTACAGATCCCAAAGATGAGGCGTACGCAGAGAGCCATTACAAGCTATCCGAAAGATTTAAGCGAGATGATGGAGTAATCATCAAATATTGGAAGCTTGAGCCCAGTCCTCAAGGCTATTTCCACAGTGCTGACGGTAATTACTACCTTTCAACAGAACTTCCTGAACTGGATGACAAATTTGTCCAAGAGCGTTACGAACAAGAAGTTAGAGGAGAGCGCAATGCTCGAATCTCTGACACTGATAAGTATGTTCAGCTCCCGGACATTACTGTGCAGTCAGCCGCCAAGGCGAAGAGAGCTCAATTAACTGAAGAAGATCGACAGGCGTTATTGAATTATCGCCAAGCACTTAAAGATCTTCCGGACAAGCCTAGCTTTCCTTTTATCGACTATCCGGCATTTCCGGAAGCTTTGGCCTACGAATTGGAGCAGGCAGTTGATGCCCGCAACTCTATGAGACAAGGAGGTTTTTTCAATGTTTAAACAATTAGCAAGTCTGTTGTGTAGCTTA